GGCCCACGGCGTCACCGCAGCCGACGACATGGAGGCATCGCAGTACTGGGAGAGGGATGCTGCAAGCCGACGCAGCTACGATCTGGAGCGCTGGCAGCAGGAGTCCGAAGCGCGGGTCGGGTTCCGCGTCTGACCGATTGCGACAATCTGTGAACCGGTCCACTATCCCTTCGCTATCCCGTAACGGACCGGCTACCATATAGAGACAGGCAAGGGGGAACCCGAGCCGCCACCACTTTGCACCGCCAGCCATGACCAGCAACCTCGCCTACGCCGCTTACATCGGCTCCGTCTACACCGCAACTATCGAAAGCTACTGCGCTGACGACAATGCCTACTGGCCTAAAGAAATCAAAAAGACCGCTATGGCTTGCCCCATCGACGCTCGCGAGCTGGTCTTTGCCAAGGTTTACGGCATAGCCGCCTGACCCCCTCCCGCCGGGAGCTTATCCCGGCAACCCATCACCTTTGCCACCACCACCTAACCAGCCAGTAATGACCGCCGCCACCCTGACCACCGAACTCCCCACCGTCACGATTGAAGGCATCATCTACCAGATCATCAAAGAAAAAGATTTCACCGTTACCCCCGAAATGGTGGGCTGGTGCGAAACGCCTACAACTCGGCAATGGCTGACCTTAAAGCGTCCTCGCGGCAAGCGGTTCTATAACGCTGTTCGCTACGAATCTGGCGAATACAGCTCCGCTGCTTGACCCCTGCCCGCTGGCCCTAACCCCTCGGCCAGCCTGCAGCGCTCAGCTGTTATCCACCATCGACACCATCATTCAACCATGACCAACGCCAAATCCATTCTTTCGCATACCCCTGGCAAACCGTACTCGCTCAGCCGCGAGGAGTTCCTGGCCTTTCTGGGTCAGGCCGAATATTACAGAGAATTGATTAAGATATTTGGGAGGAATCATTCCTACCGACAAGAACAAAAAGCCTTCTGGGCCGTCCTGGCAGCCTTCGAGGCTGGCCGTCAGTTCAACCCGCTGGCGGGCTGCTGCGGCAGCGGACTACGGATGGACACTCACGGCGACGAGCCTGGGTGCATGACCTGGAACTACAGAACGACAAGCGGCACCATGATCGAGTGCTCCGAACCAAGGGAGCACGAGACCCAAGATGCGCCTGGATACCCAGGCGTTGAGTGCAGCGACGAGCTGCGCCCTGGGTATTTCCAGGTCACAATCCCGGCGGACCGAGATCAGCCTGGCCGATACCACTATGAACAACTGAAAAACGGGGGGGCCTATTGCGAATGATTCCCCCAGCCCGCCGGGGCTTCTCGGCAACCAACCCACCATCACCCAGGCAATCCCGTGCATCAATCACCTACCTACAAAGAGATCGCGTCCGACTTCAATTTGTGGCAGGAGTACATCGACCCGGATGCGACCATGACCCGCCTTCAGTTTGATGACATGAGTTATGCCGAGCGCGAAACGTTCATAGCCGACAACTTTGGCCCTGAAGTGCCAACTGTGGCAACGGTGTTCAGCAACTGCCCAGATCGTGGAAACGGCAAGCGCGGCTGGCGCACCGAAGGCGGCGAGATAGCTGTTGATGCCACAGATCTGGAATGGGCCCTTGAGCAGGCTTACTGCCATGCGACGCCCAATTGGCCCGCCATAGTGAAGATCAATGCCTGACCCCACCGGAGCTGACCGCCAGCCCATGGACCCCTCACGCAGCATCAGCCCTGGCGAGCTTTCAAGGCAGCTCACAGACGCAGAGCGGTTGACTCCCCCGATGCCATCAGGCCCGCGACCCGGGCAGGCCTGCCTTTATAGGGGCGGGGAGGTTTTCTACGCAGATCCTGCGGCCATTGATCGATTGGAGTCGGGAGTTTGGAACGTATACAACAGCCCTCCAGCGCCGACAAAGATCTACACCCGAAGTCTGGCTGACGGCCGCCTCCCTTTGATTCGCCGGCCGTCTTTCTTCAATTCCGATGCCTGTTAACGACCCCACCGCCGCCGACCGCCAGCGCCGCTACCGCGAGCGCCAAGCCGGCCTGCTGCCCCCAGCAGAGCTACGGCCCTGCGCCTGCTGCCCCCGCCAGCACACCGGCACCCACGGTGATCACTGCTGGGAGTGCTGGCGACTGCACACCGAAGCGGGGCGTGCCGATCGAGCGGACCGGGTTGCTCGATCCAGGAAGCGTAGACGCCAGGAGCAGGAGCAGGTAAGCTAAGCCGTGACCACCCAAGGACCTGCCCCATGTCTGAAATCATCACCCCCACCGAAACCTTGTATAAAGGCGTCACCGACCTAGTTGAAAACTCCGAATGCAGCCTGTTTGAGGCCGTTGGCGTATTGGACTTAGTCAAGACTGAATTGAAGTTTGTATTCCTGGCCGCCAATGAGGATGAAGCCGACGACTTCGCGTCCGAGGAAGTTGTCGGCGAGTTTGAAAGCGACGGCGTGGTGGGTGAATGAGCGCTCCGGTCTGATCCCTTTGGTCGCACGCAAAGCCTCTAGGTTGTCGCCTAGGGGCTTTGTTATGCGCCCGCAACCTTTGTCGGAAACCTACTCCAGGAACGGACGCGGTAATCCATGGCCCTAGGTGACCGCATAATCAGCAGCGTAGATTCCTACGCCGCCATACTTGACCAGCTAGAAGCCCGCGCCCTGGCCAACACCACCGCCATGCTGCGCACCGCACTGGATCGCGTCCTGGGTGACCTGAAGCGGCACTACAGCGCCTACCTCAATGCCGTGGGCCCCTCCGATCTTGACCCCGAAGGCAACCCCATCAGGGCCCCTGGCGCCTACAGCTCCGCCGAAGCAGCCACCAAGTATCGGTCCATCCTTAAGGACGCTCAGCAGTTCCTGTCGCCAGAGGAAATCACCGCCTGGCAGCGCCAGTTCACCACCGATCTGGTCGAGGCCCTGGCTGTTGGCGGTGAAGCTGCCGCCGCATTGCAGACGATCATCACCGGTGCCAGCGCCACCTTTGCCGGGGCCAATCCGTTGGCGATCCGTGCCGCCGCCCAGACCGCTACTGCCTTCATGTCGGGTGAATCCGCACGGTTCCGGGATCAGATCGCCCAGATCGTCGGCGAAGGTGTCGCCCGTGGATGGGGCCCCAAGCGGCTTGAACGGCAGATCGTTGGGGCGTTGGAGGGCACAACCGACCCCACGGGCAAGGCATCCCGGATGGGGCTCCGCCAGCGTGCCGAGGTGATCGCCCGGTCAGAACTGGCCAATGCCTATGTCCGTGGGGCGATTGATCACAATCTGGCCGAGGGCTTTAGCTTCATCCGCTGGGTGGCCGCCACCGATGAACGCACCTGTAGGTGGTGCCTCAGCCGCCATGGGCGAATCTACCCGGCTGATCAGGTGGTCATCCCTGCCCACCCACAATGCCGATGTACACCGGTCCCGCTGCCGGCTGATGAGGTACTGGAAGCTGACCCGGTGATTCGTGACACCCTGCTCGACAACGACTTCTGGCGGGAGGAGCAGGCGGCAGGGGTCAGGGCCCTGGCTAAGGCGGAGGGGATCAGCGAGGAACGGGCCAGGGGGCTGCTGCAGCGTGCCCTGACCGCACCAACAGCCAGCGAGCGATACCTATTCCCCGATCGCACCCGCAGCCTGCAGCCGTCGGCGCCATTGGATGCTCCGGCAGGTGGGCGAACGTTTAGCGAGGCGGTGGGGGAGATCGCGGCTAGGCGGGCGGCTGGGGGGTGAGCTTGCCCCATGAATCAAATTCTGCAAGATGCTCAATCATGTAAGGCTGCATCCAGTCCCAGCCCTCATTGATTTCCTGCCAGAATCGTCCCGTAAGATTTTCCTGCGTGTATCTTGGGTCGCGGAATAGCCATTCATTCCAGTCATAAAAGTCTTGCGAATAAATGCCAAAAACAGCAGCAGCCCAGAACTCGAAAGCGTATTTGAACTGAATGAAGGGATTTCTCATGGGTCAACGGCTTGGCATTAGGGCTTGTCAAGCCCGATGTGAAGCCACTGCCGGGGCTTGATCGTCAGAGGGGCGGGGTAGAAGCCGTGGCGGCGCAGGATCTCGCCACTTACGACCTCGTAGCGGGGCAGTCTTGATGGAAATCGCAGCCGGCCCAGTCGCCAACGGTAAGCATGGCTGAATGGATCCTTGGTCCACAGTGCCCTCAGCCAAGCCTTAGCAATCCACCCCATGTCGCAGGTGATCACCTCCCCCGTCTCTGGGTTGCAGGCCACCACGCCACGCAACTGGCGCCCCATGCGGTCGTAGACGGTTGCGCCGTTGGGGTACTTCTCAGGTGTTTGCATTGGCATGGTTCAGTCAATGGCGGGGATAGTGTTGTGGCTCACTGAAGTCACCGTATAGGAGCCGTTGAAGTGTTCATTGGGGCCAGTAATCCCTTTCACCACGATGGTTTTGCCTGTAATCGGTGATCTCCAGGCCACTTCTGGCAAGGGTTCATGATTGACGTAGGCCAGATCGGCTTCAGTTGCCAGCTTGAGTGGTATGGAGATGCACCGGCACATCGGGTGCTTAGGTGAAGGTGGCGTGTTCGCCCTGATCATCAGCGGCGCGGGCCAGAAGCCGTGGCGGCCGAACTCAGCCGGAAGATGCCATTGCTGCTGGCGGCCCCTGGCCATTCTCAGGATTGCACCCACTATGCGGCTCTCGCCGATGCGGATGACCTCTCCGGTCTCCGGGTCGAAGGCCATCACGCCGCTGATCCTGCGCCCCAGTCGGTCGCGGACTATGGCGCCGTTGGGGTACTGCTGCTGAAAGGCGGGGGTGTTGGCGTCAAGCATGGGGGATGGGGGTGATGGGTGAGCTGGGGAGGGGTTGCCAGTGGGTGGGGTTTTCGTATTCCCCATAAACGCCTGAGTCGTAGTACGCAAACTCCCAGCGCCCAAAATCGGCAATCGGTCGGTCGCCTGCGTTTGACCTGTATTCGGTGGTCCACTGCGCCGTAACAACACGCCCCCTGTTATCACTTTCTTCGTTAGATTCGCATTCGCCGCCGGCAAGCAGCACCCACGTCCCATCCCTAGGCGCCGTTTCAATCGGCCGCCAGGTGGGATCCGCCCCACCATGCACCACGTCAAGGTGCTGGCTTGGCGTCAGGCCGCCGGAGAAGTCGGGATCATGCAGCTCGGCCAGGTTCACCGGCTGGGCTGCGGGCTGGGCATCGGGACTGGCTGAGCGGGCCAGCCCTAGCAACACGGCGCGGATACCAGCGACGGACTTGTCACTGATATCAACGGCCGGGGGTGCGGCGGATTGTTGGGGCGCAGGGAAGGCGCCTAAGCGGCTCATGCCAAAGGCCATGAGGCCAGAGCCTTTGTCAAGCAATACCGCCTCCTGAGGCACGGGAGCATCCGCCGGCTTGATCTCCAGCAGCGCCTCCGACTGCAGCGGATCAGTAACGGGCTCGGCAGCCAGCGGCCAGCGGGTGATGGCGGCGGTGATCATGTCGCGTGGGACTTCTTTTGAGCAAACGCGGCCTTCGTTGTCGGGTAGACGGAACCCAAACTCGGCGCACAACTCGTCAACATCGGCGAGGCTCGGCCCTTCTGCCTGGTCTGCGGCTACGGGATAGCTGGCGTCACGCTGGGCGATGAAATCGGCGCACGCCCTGATCTTTACAGCCATCTCAAACTGGCAATCCCCAGCCGCCTTTGCCGCTACCCGATGTAGGAACGAGACGACGGGATCGGCTGGCTGGGACGTTGGGGCAGGGTTGGTCATCGGTAGGGGGTGGTAAGGGGATTGGGAGTGTGGCGTCACTATTGGCATTCAATAGCAACAAATTCTGCGGCTTCTGAGTCGCTTTTTGTTACCGGAAGGCCATTGTAGCCACCTCGCAACTGTGTCGATCGACCTACATATACGCGCCTCTCTTTGCAGTAAAGCCAAAACGCACGGCAGCCTAGGATGACCTCAGCAGGCTCAATGCCCCTTCGCTCAACCTCGGCAAAAAGCTCGTCAAGCCGTTCGCTGACCAGCTTCCCGGATGAAAGCCGCTCGTCCCTCTCGGCTGTCTGCAACAGCTTGCGAGCGTGATCCATGGCAATGGCCAGCGGATCATCAGCGGCTAGTTCCATCTCCCACCCGTCAACAGCATCAGCAAGCTGCTTCAGTGCGGATATAAAGTCTGAGTCGGTCATTGGTGGCGGTGAATAGGTGGGTCGGTGGTCAGTTGAAGCCTTCAATAAAGAGGCGTACTTCCTGCGGCGTGCTCAACATCCCTACAATCTTCAGTAGATCGCCGGTTTCAATGTCGGGATGATTTCTGGTCTTAGGATGCTTTGCAAGATCGGCAAACATTGACTCCAGCGCTTGCTGCAGGTAGCCCTGATCCACGTAGGCCAAGGCTCGTTTCTTGCACCATTCAAGGTGCTGTGCTCGTGGTTGCATGAATGGGTTGATCGATGGTGGCGAATGGGTGCCGGGGCGTCAGCCCCACTCCCATGAGGGCCCCGGCCTGCCCATCCTAAGCCATTGCCATTCCCTAAGCCACCCTGGCAAGCTGAGGAAACGCGCCACGCACCGATGCCCCCCGCTACGGATGCACCGATGCCCCCCGAACTGCGGGCATTCCTGACCCTTCGTGCCACGGTAAGGGCCAGGGATGAAGAGGCTACCCGGCAGGTGCTGCGTGAGGTTGCCCTGACCATGCCGCCACGCAGCGGCCACAAGGTCGTCACCATGTTGCAAAGATCCATCAGCTTGAGCGCCCGCGTCTGGCTGCAGAAGCTCGCCTAGGTGGCATCCCACCGAATCGAGGGAACCGTGCTGGTCACTCGAAGCAGTTTCAGGCGCGAGATCATTGACGCCTGGAATGGAATCTGCGCTTACTGCGGAT